GATCATCAAGCGCATTCATTTTCTGCAATGCACGTTGTTCCAATGAACGGCGGTCTTGTTTTTCCAACGGTTTAGGACGCTGCCATTCTGGTTCGGTAGTTACTGCCTCGGCTGCGGCTGGCGTGGAATTTGGAGTTGGCTCCGATGGCGGAGAAGGTTTGAAAGATGTATCGCCCTTGGCCTTGTTGGGGACGTGTTCGCTTTGAACCGGTTCTTCCACCGGTTTGCCAGTGATTTCAGCCAATACCGGCATCGCCTCCTCGCGGCTCAACGGGTGTTCCTCGTCGCCATTGGCGATGAAGACGTGTTTCGAGTCGTCAAAGTAGGCATCAACCACTTTGCCAGCAAAATCAATGTCGGCGCGGTCTTTGGTCTTTTTGGCCTGCTCAACGGCGGCTTTTACAATGTCCGCATGGCTATTACCACCGGTTACCGGCTTGCCGTCCACCATCAGCGCGGGCGTGAGGGTTGGCGTTGCCTTCGGCTCTTCGACCGGCGGCACGGGAACGCCTTCGGGCGTCTGCGCTTCCGTCCCCAGCGGGGTTTTGCTGGTGACTTCGGGAAAATCAGAAAGCGTGACACCCTGCTTCTCCTGCTGGGGCATCGCGGATGCCGTCCACGTCGCGTTTTTAGGTGACAACGCGGCAATCGCCGCCGCCGTGGGATCGGATGACAGCTTGGCCTTGTCAATTTCCTTCGCCAAACGCGCCGCAATGAAGTCTGCCTTCGGAGCTATGCCGTGCGCCAGTCCCGCCGCCGCAAATACGCCGCCGCTCGCTGCCTCGGTGATTAACTGGCTGATTTTCGTCCAATCCTTGTCCTTCTTGCCGACTTCGGACAGGAGTTCTTGCGCCTGCCCTGGCAGTGCGCTCGCCATCTGGGCGGCAAACGCCAAGGAAACCGCCCGCTGCGCTGCTACGGGCAGTTCGCCCACGCCCAAGGTCGCAATCCCCAACGGAGAAAGGAAGAAATTGGCCAAACCTTCGACGCCATGCTCGACACCCAGCGCAACCTTGCCCAGAACACTTGTCGGGTTGGCTTGTAAAAGGTATTGTCCTTCCGGTATCGGCCCTTGAGTAAGCGCCTTGTAAGCGTCTCCGGCAATGCTGTTCACCGGCATTTCTGCCGCCGCTTTGTCTTGGATGAATTTCGTGAGTTGCGCCCGTTTTTCCGGCGTGTCGGCCAAGGGAAGCATTTTCGCGGCTGCGACGTCGCTCGGTCGCGGGTTGCGCGCCGCGTAGGACTCAAACGATTCGTCCGGCCCTGTGCCGGCGGCTTTTACCTCGTCTTCCGGTGAGATTTTGAACTTGGTCAGGTCGAGCTTGTCTTTGCTGACCGGTTGCAATGTGGCGAAATCCGGCAAAGTAGCCGCCTTGGTCGCGGCAATCTCCTTGAACGGATTCACTTCTTCCAACGTATTAAAGTCGGGGAGTGGCATTTTTATTGTAACTGCCAGTTGTCAGGGTTTTTGTCGGTGGAAGGGTCAGTTGCATCCCCCTTATAGACGTATCTTTGTCCCGTCTTGTCAGTGAAAATCTTCAACGTGTCGTCCGTCGCGCCCTTCAACTTGCCTTCGGCCGCAAGTTGGACTTGCGCGGCTGTCCAGCTTGGATGTTGCTGGGAAATGATGTCCGTCGCGCTCGGTTGGTTTTCGCCAGCCTTGGCAATCGCCGCCGGCAACTTGCTCGCAACCTGATTCATGCGGTCTTTGATGGCCTGATTCACGTCATCGGGCAGTTTGTCAGTTCCGGCAAACCACTTCGTTGAGTTTTTCAACGTGTTGCCAAGTTTTGAGTATTCCGCCAGCAAAGCATCCGGTGAATCTTGTTTTTCTCCGGTCTTTTGCTCCCGCTGATTTGCCTGCTGCTTCTTGTAAAACGCTTTTTCTGCGGTCGAATTCAGTTCTGCCACAAACTTTTTGTCCTCAAGCAACGGCGGCGGAACTGCCTGCATCACGCTGTCAATCGTCGCACCGTTTTCAATCGCAGTAAGCGCGCCGGACTTGTATCGCTCAATCATCGGGTCTTCCGGAACTTGAACATTTGACGCCGCCTGCCATTTCTGCTGCGATGGCTTCAAAAACAAGTTCTGTGCATCGCGGCTTTTGTAGCCGGATTGCATCCCTTTCAGGAAGGAAAGTTGCGCGGCGTCCAGTTCGGACGCGGCCTGCTGGCGCATGGACGGGTTAACCGACTTGAGAATGTCCCACTTGTCTTTGACTGGCGTGAGATACATCTGTTCGGCATCGCCAGCATCGTAGCCCGCGTTGACGCTGGCACGATAACGCTCTTGCGCCGCGTTCCAATCTGCGATGAATTGAGATTGTGCGCTCATGTTAGGAAATGCTCCATGCGGGGTCGCTCGCCGTCACCAGTGAACCGGATTGCCGGTCATACCACGGCAACGCGGCGTTGATACGCTGATTGCGCTGGGCAAGCTGCGTCTGACCCTGTTGCAACAAAGCCGGCGCAAGCGCCTCCTGCTGTTTCAGGTTGCTCAAGAACTGCATCCACGCCGGACTTGTCATCCGGCTGGTCTGCTGCTGGTCGAACGACTGTTGCTGTTCCTGCATCTTCTGCGCGAAATCTTGCGCGCTCAACTGCATCCCGAATTTCTTGTTGAACTGGTCGGCGGCTTGTTGCAACTGCTGTTCGGTGAAACCCTGGCTGAACTGCTGCGCCTGCTTCTGAAGTTCGAGTTGCGCGGCCTGACTTTGAATCGCCGCGTTCTGTGCCTGCGACTTCAATCCAAATTCCTGCTGCTGGCCGGTCTGTTGAAGCCCGAATTGTTGCTGGGCAAGCTGGTTGGCCTGATCCTGTTTCTGCGTTTGCAGCGCGAGCAATGCCGCCGCCTGTTTCGCCGCATCCTGCTCGGTCTGCGTCTGCAATCCAAGATTGGCGTTGAATTCCTGTCCGCGCTGGCCAAGTGCCTGCTGCTGAAGCCCAAGGTTTTGAGCGTATTCGCTCCCCTGCAATTGCTGCTTGTTCGTAAGCAGGTTTTGCAGATACCCAATAATGTTTGAAAAGTCCATAGGTTATACAATGATGTTGCCCGGAAGCTGTCCGGTGATGTTGTTACCAAGCCCCAGCGCCGCGAGCATGGCGTTAAACTCACTCAACTTGTAGTTCTGGTCAAACTGACTTCCCTGCTGGGAAAGCTGCTTTCCGAACTGCTGATTTTGCAACTGCTGTCCCTGATTCTGCAAGGCCGGTGACGTGTAAGTGCCAATCGTCTGCATCAGGTCAGAAAGCCCCGTCTGCTGGTTCTGTTGCGCCTGCTGGCCGTAAAGGTCTGTCCCCCGCTGGCCGATGAAAGTATCAATCCCGCCGCCGCCCGCGCCGCCCGCCGGCTGGCCCGCGCCGACACCCCAATAGGCGTTGGTCGTCCGCGCCTGCGATGCGGAGGGCAAGCCGTTGAGCAAATTGCCGATGACGCCGGTTGTGCTTGAAGTCAGATTGCCAATGCCCGGCAAAACGGATTCAAGAAAGTTCTGCGTGTTCGCTCCGGCGTTGGCTGGCGGCGGCGTGTAGCTCCCGACGCTGCCGCCCACTGTTCCTGCCTTGAAAGTCGGTGAAGCTACCTGATTTTGGTAGGCAATCTGCATGGGGCTGTCTTGCATAAAAGTTAGGCTGGTTTCGGCATTTGGGTTGTGGTCGTCATCGGTTGCAACTGGCTCAAGTATTGCAAAATGGACGAGACGCCATTACCGGTGTTCGCTGCCGGTTGTTTGGTCGAAGTAAGGTAGTGTGAAAGCGAACTGTATTGTGGACTTGATTGATTCGTTTGCATGGCAGTTGGAACAGATGCCGAACCACCGCCATTGGTTTGTGAAGCAGCAAGATAGTTGCTCATCATTGATTGAAACGGAAGTCTCGTATCGTAAAGAAAATTCGTTTTGGTTGCTGCGTCGTAATAAGTGTCCTGAAAAGGATCGCTGGCGGCTGCATACGGACTTGAAGCCGCAAGGTTGTTCTGGTCAACGAAATTAACTTGTGTCGAACCATCTGGACTCTTGATAACTTCGGGATTTGTCCAATAATTAGAAGGAGGCCCTTTTTGATAGGGATTAACCGGGCTATAATCCCCAGTTGCGGGGTTATATGGGTTTCCACTTTGCGGCGGAACATAGCCTGGCGGCTGCGGTTGTATTGGATTCGCCATATTTCAAATAGGGTTGTAGATTCGTCTGCCCATCACCGCGTTGACGCGGACAGCCATCTGATCGTCGGCGTTCTTCTCGCGCAACTCGAAATTCAATTCGCGGATGGCTTTCGCAATCTTGATTTCCGCCGTCTGGTCGTCGTTTGATTCCTCGGCTTTGATGGCCTGAATCATCAGCTTCAAAGCGTCGAAGTTGTCAATCAACAGGAAATCCCACGAGTTGACCAAAGGACGATACGCCAGCTTCACCAAGGCAATAACCGTCGTCCAGTAAATTCCGTTCGCATCCGGCCCGCACGGATTGTAAGGCGCGTTTTGGATGAAGGAACGGCGCACACGCGGGTTTGTCTCGTTCGGCTCGAAGGAGGCCAAGTCCCGAATCGTGCCGGCGACTGGATCATACTCGTAAAGATACGCCATGCCGGTGGTGGGCTGGCGCACGATTGAATCAATGCTGGTGACGAGCGTTCCGTTTGTCCCGTAGGGCGCGGCGGCGGCAATCGTGTTGCCCATTTGCACCACTCCGTTGACCGTCTGTTGCAAAGGTTGGTCGCCGTATTGTGAACCGTAAATCGTAATCGTCTTGCCGATGTCCGCATTGTTGACGACGTAGTAACGAATGTATTTGCCCGTCGTGCCGGTGACTTCGTTTTGGCAAGGCCCTGGATTCGCGTCAATCACCGTCGCGTCACTGTGAAAACCGCTGTGCCGGTGATGCGGGCCGACAAACGAATAGTTGTTGTTGAACAGTTGCCCCGGCTTGCTCTTGCCGAAGCGGACGCCATTCACCGAACCCACCCACGATGGCCACGCAATCACGTTGCCCGAAACACAGAAACTTGCTTCCCACTCGGTATCAAACCAGTTGCCGCGCCGGAGCAAGCGGCGGGTTGCCTCGTTGACGTAGCTGATGAACTGCGGAGAAGTAGAAGTCACCCCCGATGCAGTTACGAGCGAGGTATTCGCTTGAGCGTCGGAGAGTTGAAACTTATACATAGTCGCTTTATCGGTTAAATTGTTGTCGCTGTCAATTTTTTATGCCGTCGCACCTTGCAGCGAATACAAAAGCATATCGTTGGGAATGGTGCAATCAATCGTCTGCGTTGCCACTCCGTCCGGCTCGACCGGCGCGAATACTGCCTGCGGCTGCTCGATGGCGCTGACCCGCATCCCGTTGAAAATGCACGAGCCAGTGATTTCAAATCGGAACTGGAAAAAGTAACCGTTACGCAATGGCCGGTTGTTGTTCGCTTCTGATGCCATTCCATCCGGTTGCCCCAGACCGACACGCATCCGGTAACCGTTCTGTGATTGTCCGCTGTTGTCGGTGGATTGGCTGACTGAAAATGAATTCCAAAGCGTCCAGCACGGATAAAAGTCAGGCCGGTAATAAACTTTGATTCCCACCGTTCCCGAAATCGCGCTCAAATAAATCTCGCCGTCGCGGAGTTGAATCAATTCGCTCATCGGCTTCACGTCCTGTTTGAAGACTACCGGCGTCTCAAACGCCCAAAGAATCGGATTCGTTCCATTGTCGGCAAACTGTTGAGCGAATTCGGGAAGCAGTTCGTAAATCTCGTTGTTGCCGGTAAGATTGTTCAGCGTGAAAGCAAAGCAGCGTTTCACGTTGGAAAAACGTCCCGTCACCATCTGATAAGCATTGATGCCCGTCCACAAGCCTTCCCAGCTTGGCGGCGTGTTGCTCCGCATCGTGCTTAACAAGTCGAAGTTCAACGAAATGATGCCGGTGTGCGTCACGCCGTTGGCGTATTGCTGCGGGTCGGCTGTGCAAAGAAAACGGTTGTCGAACGAAGTCGCGCTCGTGTAGGAAAGCAACGCCTGATTGTCCTGCGACAAAATGCGAAGCAGTTCGTTCGAGGACGGTTTGTTGCCCCAATCAAAGAATTCGCGCCGCGCCATGATCAACGTGCTGATGCCGTCGCTTGAACGGAAAAAGGTATCGCTGTTCACCTGAATCGTGGAGTTCTGTCCGAGCGCGCCACGGTCTTTCAAAGATTCGGTTTGAATCGGCGTCGTCAATGTCGCCCAAGCCGCTGGGTTTGTGCCTGGGGTGATGTTCGAGTAAAACGCATACGGCGTTGCCACTTGCAACGGGCCTTGACCAAGTGACGTGTCCAACTGCGCGGGAAAACAAATCGCGGCAATCTGTTCGCCCGAACCGGGGATGCGGAATGAACCACCGCCAAAAAGAAAATCGTTCTGCGTGACTTTCAAAATGGCATCACGGTAGTTGTTGGCCGGCGTCCCGCTGCCTGCGCCCACCACGTCACTGATGATGTAGCTAACGCCATCGGTCAGGCTCATGCAGTTCACGCCCATGCCATACGCGCCCATGCGTCCGGCGGGAAGTTCAGGAACAGAGCGAATTGTTAAATCGGAATTTGAATAACTGGTGCTTGTGTCGGTGAGATTGGTCAGAAGCAAAGTCGTTCCGCCGCTCTGCTGGTTGGCTACTGGCGTGATGGAGTAAAGGCCATTTCCAATCTGAACAATTTGCCCCGTCGCGCCTGAATACGGTTGCGACAGAAATGCCGAAATGCTTGAGCCAATCGCGGGCGCGACTATCTGTGTGGAAAGATTTCCTACCGTGTAAGCGGTTAAATTACTGCTCAAGTTGGTTACCACCGTGCCTGCCGACGGAATTGCTCCCGTGGTGATAACCCGATACTGATACGTCGGATTATTGGAATAAATTTGCGCGTTGTAAGTCGGGACACGATCTGAAAACCCAACCGAAAAAGATGCCGTCCCCAAGCTGACGCTGCTGGTAAAAACAAAGTTCTGCGGAGTGCCGCCGCCGTTCCCCGCCGATACAACGTAAGATTGATTCGGATTCAACGTCACCGATGATTGCGAGTTGTGAACCGTGCCGGCCACGTCCGTCAAGTTCGTCAGCGTCACCTGATTTCCCACCGATGGCGTTGCTTGATAATACTCCTTGTTGAAAATTACCGGCACGTTGTAAGGGCCGGTATAGGCTGATTGTAAAGTAACAGTCACGTTTGCCCCTATTGCCGGGACAGATGCCGGCGCGCTGGTCATGTTCCCCAGCACTTGCGAAGGCCCGTAGGAACGGCGCGAGGATGTTCCGTTGTAGAAAATCGGCATTTTGCCTGTGCCGTCCTGGACGATGACATAATTTTCAGCCTGCCAAAGCCAAACCTGCAAAGGAACGGCGCTGTTCAAATCGTTCGGAATGCTGATGTCAGTGACGTTCCAAACCGAGCCAGTCAGCGTGAACAAAACCAGATGCCCGGAGATTTGGGCAATCATCGTCTGCAAGCCGTAGTCCGGCTTGTAATACGTCGCGCCCTGAAACTTCCCTTTGAGAACGATGTTTTGCAGCGCGGTGTTGCCGTTGAAGTTCAACGTCTGGATTTGATACGCGGGACGCACTTGCACAAACCCGCCGCGAATGGATGCGTTCAGCGCAAAGGCCAACTGGTTCTTCGGCAGGAGCAACGGAGACACGCCGGAATTCATCCCGCCTTCAAAACCAAACAGTTGGTCTTGATAGACTTTCGCGCTGTAATTTCGTTCAGACATTACGACAGCGAGGTAAGAATCGTGTTGGTCAGGCTGGCGATGGAAGCAAGCGCGTTTGCAACGTCCATGTTTTGAATTTCCACAACAAGCCAGCCAGTTCCTTCGCCAAAAGGCGTGACGCTTGAAGCAACAATTCCGAATGTTTGCGTATTTGTGCCAGTGTTGCCGGCGGTGATGGCTGAACCGGAAATTTGTGTTCCCTTGGCATTGGTGTTTGCCGTCGTCAACGCAACCGCGCCGCCGGTCGTCGTCGAACCATTGACCGCTGGCGTCAAGGTAGCGGCTTTTGCAGCGGTTGAAGTAACAATTTCCACCACAAACGACGCTGAAATTACTTTGAAATTGTAACCCGGCGTAATCTGAAAAATGGTCGTCGCCGTGATTTGCGCCAACTGGCAGTAAAGCGAAATCGTCTGGATGCCCGCGCCGGCCGCCAGTGTCGAGCTAACCGCGCCGCCCGTGTTGTTCGTCAGCGAAGTCTGTCCGGTAATCTTCGCGTTGCGTCCGGCCGGCGACATCACCGCGCCGGAATTGATAGCCGTTCCCGCCGCCACGTCGCCGGAGCAATTCACCCAAGAAAGCGTCACGCTCGTCGAGGAATTCACCGACACCACGGAGAAGGTTGCCGGCCCTGCGGCGACGACGTATTGCCCGACTGCCATCCAGCCCGTGTTGGCCACTGGCACGGTGACTTGCACACCCGCCGCCGCCGGCACGTTGAAGTTTGAAGTGGTCATAGTGTAGGCGTTGTTGCCATTGCTGCCGTTTGAACCATTGCTGCCGTTGCTTCCCTGAACGCCAGGGATGGCCACAATCGTTGGAGAAGGACAGCCGCAATTTTTAGTTAAAGTTGACATAAGATTTAATTCATGTTGAGGGTTAGTCCGGTGCTGATGTAACCGGCTACGGTGCGATAATAAATCAAATATGAACCGACAGGGACGGCGCTTAATCCGCTTCCGTTCAAATTTATGTTGGTATCTGAAGTGATGTTGTAATTGATGCCGTAAGATGTTGCCAGTCCATTGTTGCTCAACTGAAATTCTAAAACTGTCCCGACTGATAGTAAATTAAATCCAGAACCAGTTATTGCTCCAATATAGTCCAAAAAGTCTGACCCAAGCCATGTGTCTGGAGCAACGCTTGTCCAAGTAAGCGTAGTGTTATCCATGATGGTTATTGTAGCAAAGGCGTTTCCCGCAGTAACCGCTGCTTCGATTTGAGTCAAAACGTCCATTGCTCCCGCTGAAGTCGGACTTTTATAAATTGGTTGCGGCCCTGAACCGCTGTCAAAAAAAACGGTGTTCCCGTTTGTAAAATAGGAATTAAGATTGTCCAGCGTCACGCGCAGGAGATTTGGCAGAATAAGAACAATCATGCCTTCTTTTCCTATGGATTTCCCGTTTCGTCAAGCTTATTGTTCTCCGCATGGCAGACACCTTTGAGAAATACGGCAAACTTTGGCCGGTCGGCATTGACCCTCTGAAAATTGAATTCTTCATGATCCGCCAGCCGGACACCAAAGAAAAAATCAAACACTACCTCGCCGCGCATCGCCTGATGTGGCCCGAAGACCGTCATCACCGCTGGTTTTTGCTCGGCATGAAAAGCATCGTCGAAAATAAAATCTCCGTTTTCCTGGGCCCTGCTTCCTCGAACAAAACCTACCTGTTCGCCACTCACGCGCTGATTGATTTTTTCTGCTTCCCGCGCAACTCGTTCGCCCTGATTTCTTCCACCGAAAAGCGTTCCCTCGAAATCAAAGTATGGGGACGGGTGAAGGAACTTTTCAACCGCGCCAAACGCAATCGCCCTGACCTCGGCGGCTTCATCCTCGAATCATCTATGGCCATCACGCCAGAAGAAACGGACGACGACAACGAAATCGCCCGCGAACTTAATCGCGGCATCGTCTGTGTGCCGTGCGTCAGCGGTGGTCGCTTCGTCGGCATGGGAAAATTCCAGGGCGCGAAACCGCCGCACACGCCGGGCAAACATGACGGCATCTTGAAGCATTACGGTGACGAGGCCGCAGTCATGCAACCCAGCTTCCTTGATGCCTACACGAATTGGATGGTCAGCGGCGGATTCAAAGGCGTCATGGGCGGAAATCCCACGGACATTTCTGATCCGCTTTGCACCGCTGCCGAACCGGAAGGCGGCTGGGACGTGTGGGTGGACACGGGCAAGACTCAAGAATGGACTTCCAAGTGGTATGGCGCGCACGTCGTCGCCTTCGACGGACGCGACACGCCGAACAATGACGAGCCAAAAAATTCTTTCCCGTTCCTTATCTCCTCCGAATTCGTTGAAGCCACCCGCCGGACGCACGGCGATGATTCATGGCAATTTTTCCAGCAAGCCATCGGCAAGCCGTCCAAAGGGATGGTCAGCAATCGCGTCATCACCATCGGACTTTGCCAGCGCAACAAGGCTTTCGACGCCCCGCTCTGGCGTGACCGTTCCTTCGTGGACATCTACGCCATTGACCCTGCCTACGGTGGTGGTGACCGCTGCGTAGCTGGGATGCTCCGTATCGGTTACGAACTCGGTAACGCGCAAATCATCGAAGTCGGCGTCCCGGAAATCGTCCCCATCCGGCTCAACTCGGCCAGTGAACCGGAAGACCAGATTGCCGCCTTTGTGTTCGACCGCATGAAGGCGCTGAACATCGAACCGCAGAACGCTTTCTACGATGCCTTCGGACGCGGCACGATGGGCAACGCCTTCGCCAAGCTGTTTGGTTCAGTCTGTCCTGTGCCGGTGGACTCCGGCGCGCGGCCCACCGCCCGCCCCGTGCGCTTCGACTTGTTCCTCGAAGACAAGACCGGCGGCAAACGGCTCAAGCGGTGCGACGAGCATTATTCTAAGTTCGTCACCGAAATGTGGTTCTCGACCCGTGAGGCCATTGAATCGCAACAAGTCCGCAGCCTGCCGCGCAACGTCGCGGATGAAGGCCAGCTTCGAATGTTTGAAATCGTCGCCGGCAACCGCATTGAAGTGGAGTCGAAAGACGAAATGAAGAATCGCGTAAAAAAATCCCCTGACCTTTACGACTGGTTTGCCATCGGCATTGAAGGCGCTCGCCAGCGCGGTTTCAAGATTCAACGCATCGGCGCGGAGATTGAGAAGAAGCGGAAACCTGACTGGCTGGACAAGCACTTGAAGGAACTCAAGGAACTTGCCCACGCAAGGCAGTTGAAAACCGCCTAAAATTCTATTCCTTCAGTGTCTCCAATGCTTCGTCCGCATTTGAAGCAATTCCCATGAAGATAACAACGTCCTCCACAATACGGACATTTACTGATTAAACCGCGCCATTGTATTTCGTGAAAATCTATCGTTCCAAATCCTGAATACTTTTCATCTGGCTTCAAACTTCTGATAACCCGTCCGGCGTCTTTATTCACCGGACGGGCTTTTTCATTTCTTAATTTTTCAAGCGCGTTCACTTATTCCTCACGATCGGCGTGTTCGGCCTTCACCAGTTCAAGTTTTCAGTTTTGTTTTTCATTGGTTGTTGTTTATCCCAGGTTGGTGCTGGAAATTATAAAGGCACATCGCTCGATTCCGGCGGGCCGTGGTTATGTGCCGCCGGCTTGGATTTCGGCCTTTGCGTTCCAGCGGGCGTCTGGACATTAAAATCTTTGTAGTTCCCTAGAATCGCTCCGCGCTGTCCAGCCTCACGCTCTTCTTTGGAAACGTCTTGAACCACCATCCCGTCATTGCCAAACGAATCGCGCCCGTCCTTGTTGGCGATCAAAACTACGTCGAGATACTTTGCCCCAGCCTTGCCGACGAATAATTTGTTTTTGTCCACCTTCATCACGTTGATTTTGACTTTTATCATAAATTTTCAATTCTTGTAGGGTTTCCGATGCCATTTCCTTTTAGGCTGCTCCTCGTTGTCTGCTGATTGATTTGCAACATCATCAAAGTTTGAAAACTGCTCGAACCGGGTGTTCTCCTTGATAAACGTCAGCGGCACGTCGCCGGTTTCTCCGTCGCGGCTCTTCTGCACCTTCAAAATCACCGGCTGAATCTTCGGTTGCCACTCACCATTGTTGGCGATAATCCATGCCGAATCTGCGTCATGCCCTATCGCTCGGCTCTCCCGCATCTTGCCGTCGTCATTCAACTGCGACAACCCGATGACGGCTATGTCCAACTCAAGCGCCATGTCTTTCAATCCCCGGCTGATGCTGGCAACCTCCTGTTCCCGCGTATCGCCATCACCTGTAAGCAACTGAATGTTTTCCACCCCCAAAATCTTGATGCCATATTGCTGCTTCATCCGCCGCGCCCGCGCCCGAACCTGACCAATCGTGTAGCCGTTAATCGTTTCCAAATATATCGGAGCCTTCGCAATCGAGGCCATCACGGGCGTCATCGTCATCAAATCCGGCTCGCTCAACCGCCGCATATTCACGCGCGCCTTGTTAGCCACTGTGCGTATCGCCAGCTTGACCGCCTGCATTTCCGCCGACAAAAATCCCACCGGCACACCATTCAACGCATTATCCAGGCAAATCTGCAACGCCAGCGCCGTCTTGCCGCACGATGTCGGCGCAGCTATCACGATGAATTCTCCACTGTGAATCCCATCCGTCATCTGATCCAAGTCCGCCAAGCCTGTGCTTAACCCAAAAATCTTAGACCAATCTTGCGCCCGCGCCTCAATCTGCGGCATGGCGTCGTTCAGCAAGTCCCGGATGCTGCGCGAAACACTCGGCACAACCCGTATCGAAAGTATCGTCCGCTCAAGTTCATCCATCAGCGTGTCAACGTCCCCTTCGTAGTCGTAAATCCGCCCCACTACGCCAGAACACGTCTGAATCATTTTCCGCAGTAAAAACTTTTCCTTAACAACATCGAGGTAGTAACTCAAATTCGCCGCGCTCGGAACAGAATCTTGCAACTCCGATAGATACGAAATACCACCCACCTGTCCCAACAACTGCCGATCTTTCAAATTCTGCTGCAACGTCACCAACTCAATCGGCTGACGCGCATCAAACATCGCCACCATCGTCTCAAAAATCTCCTGATGCCGCAGGTCGTAGAAAACTTCCTTGCCAGCCTTCAACTTCTCAACGCACTCCGTCAAACATTCGTTCGGGCTGATCAGACAGCAACCCAATACCCCTTGCTCCATGTCCGGCGCGTGTGGCGGTAACCGGTCTAATGTCGGATTCGAAACAACTCGCCGCACCGGGCGAGCCGAAGAACTTTCTAACGGCGGCATATCCGAACTCACAGCCAACCCCCCGTTGGACGTTCAGACAACGGTATCGCAGCCGGCCTGCCACTCCCGCGATTAGCCCCCATCCGATAATTCTTCGCCCAGTTACCCACCGCTCCCGCCCATGACCGCATCGGATTGCGACCCACTTTCCACCCGTTCGAATCGTAGTAGTTCAAAAACGCCTGCGCCTCCGTCTCCGGACAACCCGCCTTCGCCATCGCCAGCTTCAATTCCTCCAACGTCGGCTTCACAAACCTTAAAACCGGCGGATTCACCTTTTTCTTCTCCCCCAACATCGGAACAGGACTCGTCACCCCGTTGTCATTCAATCGCTTGATCACCGAACGGTGAACACCGCTTTCAGGATTCAACTCCAGCCCATACTGAAATTTGATGAACGGCTTCACAAACCACTTCCCCGGCCTCAACTCCACCACCCGTCCTTGAGCCACAATCAAAAATTCCGCCGGATCAAACTTCTCCCCAACCGCAAATTCAATCGCCCGCTGACTGAAATCAACCACCCCAGCGCAATCGCATTTGTCACACGCCCACAACCAAACCAGCTTGTGAACCGAGCTTAAATCACAAAACCACGAGTCCTGCCACTTGTCAGTTTCAGTTAATCTTTTCATTGTTGTTCCTCCCAAAAGCTCAATGCGCCCCTCGACGTTGGAAGCGGTGAAGCAGCCAGCGCAGAACGCCGGTAGAAGACCGTTTTCGCCAAGGGACGCATTGAACTTTCGTTTTGTGGTGTTTTCATTCTACTTCGTTCTTTCGTGTCTTCCAAACACGGACACCTCGCGGTGACATCGTAGGTTCTACCACGAACCACCCAAAACCGTCAACAACTTTCTTCACCAAAAAAATCTTCCCCCCACACCCCCTATCTGTCTTTATCCTTATTATATCCTTTATATGTAGCATAGGAGCTATGCTACACCCAAGGGTAGCCCTTGCTCTACCAAGGTAGTCTAGCCCCTACTCCAGAAAAATTACTCCAATCACCAACAAATACAACAATTTCACAATTCACACCCGTTCGGGGGTAAAGTCCCGTTGAAAGGGGGAGTCACGCGAAAAAATTCGCGCGCATCGGTTCCGGGGTAGGGGGGCAGGGTGTGGGGACGGTCGCCATGGCCAAAGGAATCCCTTACCTCCTCGGAAACTTTTTGCCGATCTTTAGGCCACAAGACGTCCTCGAATTAAGGACATACAATGTGTCTTATATTATCCACCAAACCTCACCAAACACCAGTGTTTGCTATACGATTGTGGTGTTTTCGCGTTTTGCACATTTGTCTTGA